CACAAGATTGAGTACGAGGACCCATGGAAAATCCATGCGGGCCGCGTATTGGCGGAGGCAAGGGGAGCTCCCCTTCCGTCCGTCATCGTCTGGCAAGGCGATGGTTATCGCTTGCAAGACGCCCTCCCACCTTCTCTCTTCGGAGAAAGGTGGTCGGGATCTAAGAGAAACAGAACCCGTTTCTCTCAGATCGCTGATTGCGACATCAAGATGTACGTAATCATGCGGCACACTCACTGGGGCAATGCCTTACGTGAGATGTGTGCAGACCCAGACCATATACAATATGGCTGGGCTCTGAACCTCAAAAGAAGGCTAAGAGCCCTCTTGTTGGGGAAACCTGATCCGATCTGGACTTCCAGACAGGTCAGGCAGATTTACTGTGAACCGGAGAAACTCCGTTCCAGTAAATCCCGTTCTCAACGCCTCATCGAGGTGCTAAAAACGGTCGACGGGATGTTTTTCCAGAGATTTCTGGCATACCCCGAGGAAGAATGGACGTGGTCGCGATACGACACGTTCGTTCTTGGGAACCTCTCTCACTTGATAAGTGATGAGTTTCTCGATGGCGAGTTGTGCGATGGTATCGAACAACACGTCACGTTTTACGCTCAGCTGAAAGCTGCACGTAAAACCTTCAAGGAATACGCACACAAGCGTAACCTTGAAGGCCTCTCTCGGCAATACGATAGTATGCCGGAGTGGCTACGGCAGTTCATCCCAATTTGGGAAGAAACAAGCCGTACAGAAGGTCACAGATATGATTACCTGGTTGGCCTTCTGTCCCAGACGAGGGGTTGTGGTACACCTCCTCCTCTGGTGATCCTGCAGGCCAAGATAAAATTCTTGAAAGTCGTGCAGGACCCACCAACTCCCATCTCTGCAACGCAGAGAGGGTTGGTGCAGGCTGCTCTGGATGAGACTCTAAGTGATCTCCCAGACAGCGCTTTCACCGGGCTCTCGACAAAGTCGAGAATCACGGTGGCAACCACCGCTTGCTGGGAGAAGACCAGACAAGACGGGGGTACGCTCGAGGAAATATCAGAACTGGTATATCCTGGAGCGTTCGGGATGAAGGCTCCTGTAAGGGACCTTCATACCGGAAAGGTGGTATCCCGCATGACAATGTCTGAGGGAACCATCGGCGAATACGTATTCTGGCTTTGCCTAGATAAAGTTATTCGCACACCACCGGAGGAGCTCAGACGAGCTTATCTCACAGTGGTGAGAGAGCCGGGTAAAGGAAGATCCGTTACCAAGGCCTCTGCTTGCCTCAAGATCGTGTTAGATCTTGTTAGCAAGATCTCGGCTGTACCCCTTGAGAGGGGTATACCGAGCTCCCACTCGGGGATGGGCAAAGCCCACCACGGGTGGAACTTCTTCCTTGAACTGATGTCAGTTCAAAGGAAAGAAGAACTCTTCTCTGTCGCAGAGCGCGATGAGAGAGAGTTTGCGGACCACGTCGAAAGGCTCGACGT